GAATAGATGATAAACTAAATAGAGTAAAGAATAACCAGGGATACGCTGGGGATAATGATATTGATGATTTAATTGGATACCTTATTCTATATAAAATAGCTAAATCTACTTGATTTTTTAGTCGACTAAGAGTATACTCTAATATATGTCCGAAATTGAATTAGCCGATCACTTTGATCGCATGAACGTGGTAGTCTCAGAACTGCTTAAGGGAAACAACCCAACCCAAATTGCAACCGTCACAGGCTTTAAGAGAGCCGAAGTTGTCGAGTTGATAGATGAGTGGAAGAGCGTTGTACACAACGACACAGCGGCTCGTGAGAGGGCTAAGGAGGCTATCTCTGGAGCAGACCAACACTACGCTATGCTCATCAAAGAGGCATGGAAAACCGTTGAAGACGCAGATCAGGCGGGACAACTAAATGTTAAATCAGGAGCACTAAAGCTTATTGCCGATATTGAAGGTAAAAGAATTGGAATGCTTCAAGAAGTAGGCTTGCTAGATAATGCTGAGTTGGCAAATCAAATCGCAGAAACAGAACGTAAGCAAGACATACTTGTAAAAATATTAAAAGAAGTTACGGCTACCTGCCCTAAGTGTAAAATGGAGGTTGCAAAACGCCTTTCTCAAATAACTGGAATAGTTGAGCCTGTCATACTTGATGCGGAGGTCGTAAGTGGATCTTAATTTTGATGATCTAATTGACATACTAGATGGCGAAGAGTTTGATGAACGCCCAGTAGATCTAAGAACATTTGTTCAAAGCCCAGATTACTTGGGCCTGCCACCATTATCTGAATATCAGTATACTCTTATTGAAAAGAGTTCACAGATTTATAAAGAGTCAACTTTAATTAAGTTGTTTGGCGAAGAAGAAGGCGTTAGAATGTTTAAGCAAACAGCCAATGAGGTTGTTGCTCAGTTAGGTAAAGGATCTGGAAAAGATTACTGCTCAACTATATCAGTTGCCTATATAGTATATTTACTATTGTGCCTTAAAGATCCAGCATCATATTACGGAAAGCCTCCTGGAGACTCAATTGATATTATCAATATTGCTATTAACGCACAGCAGGCAAACAATGTTTTCTTTAAAGGGTTTAGAACACGCATCGATAAATCCCCCTGGTTTGTTGGAAAGTACACAGAAAAAGCTTCTGAAATTAAGTTTAATAAAAACATCACAGTGCACTCAGGTCACTCAGAGCGTGAAGCATGGGAAGGGTATAACGTAATCGTAGTTATCCTTGACGAAATTTCTGGATTCAGCGTAGAGAATACTACTGGCCATGAGCAAGCAAAGACTGGAAGTCTTATCTATGAGATGTATCGTGCCTCTGTAGACTCACGTTTTCCAGACTACGGCAAGGTGATTCTGCTATCATTCCCAAGATACAAGAACGACTATATACAACAAAGGTATGACGACGTAGTAGCTGAAAAAGAAACGGTAACCAGAACACATCATTTTAAACTAGACGATGCTATGCCAGACGGAACAGAGGGTAATGAGTTTGATATTGAGTGGGAAGAAGACCATATCCTGTCTTACAAGTATCCTAGGATGTATGCTCTGCGTAGACCAACTTGGGATATAAATCCTACACGAAGCATAGATGATTTTAAAGTTGCTTTCTATAAAAATGCTCCAGATGCGCTAGGAAGATTTGCCTGCATGCCATCAGAGGCAATTGATGCGTTCTTTAAGTCTCGTGAAAAAATTGAAAAAGCATTTAACAATATGTCGTTAGCAGTAGATGAGTTCGGAAGATTTGAAAATTGGTTTGCACCAGATCCAGATAAAGAATATTTTCTTCACGTAGACCTGGCACAAAAACATGACCATTGTGCGGTTGCAATGGCACATGTACAGAAATGGGTAAATGTAAAAGTAACTGATACATATTCTCAGCCAGCCCCTATTGTTGAAGTTGATGCAGTTAGATACTGGACACCTACTCCAGATAAGTCTGTAGACTTTACAGAAGTTAAAGATTATATTTTGTCTCTTAGGACAAAAGGATTTAAGATACGTGTCTGTACATTTGACCGATGGAACTCTCACGATATGATGCAGCAATTAAAACAATATGGTATAAATACGGAAACATTGTCGGTTGCAAAGAAACATTATGACGACATGGCAATGGTTGTTGCAGAAGATAGATTGAGCGGACCTGCAATTAAATTACTTATAGATGAATTGCTTCAATTAAAAATTATGAGAGACAGGGTTGATCACCCACGAAAAGGATCTAAAGACTTGGCCGATGCTGTTTGCGGTTCTGTATATAACGCAATTAGTAGAAGTAGGCCACAGAACAACGAAGAGATAGATATACATACCTACAGCTCTTTGAAGTGGGATAGAGAAAAAGAAGAAGATGAAATAGTAATGAACATGATAAGACCACCGAGGATGCCCAAAAACTTATCAGATGTATTAGACGGAATGGAAATAGTATGAGTATATATCAAGAAAGAGCAAAAGAATGTAAGTGTTGCGGCAAGCACGTGCCACTTCCTACAGTTTTAAAAGAGTATAACGGCACCCCGCTATGTCCCACAACCTTTTCTAATGTTGTGGAGTATAAAAGAATATGGAAGTCTTCTGGGTCAAGGCCGATGGGAAGTGTTAGAAAACATTTTTCTGAATACGTTCAGCAGTTAGTAGAAACAACTATAGATAAAAATGAGGATGGAACTGTAAATGAGTCTTGAAGATAAAGATGACGACGGGCTACTTGCTTACTATTTGGAAATAGGTGTTGTTAATTTAGAGGGTATGGACGAGAGTGGCGAAATGATTTATTCTATAGATCAGGAAATGGCTAAAGAACATGCTCCTGAGTTATGGCAATCCCACGTTGAATATGTTGACAAGTCTTTAATAAACTTATACGAGGCGGGGCTTGCAGAAATCGAGTACGATGAAGATTTGCAGGCAACAATACATTTAAGTCCAGAGGGTCAGAAGCTAGCCAAAGAGATGGGCCTAGTTGAAATGGATATCGCTGACTTTAGGGATATTCCAAACGATTAAAAATTATGATATAATTATTATAGGATGCCCGTAAGGGGTCCTATAAATTAACTTATTCGCTTGAAGGAGGAATAAAATGGTAACAACATATACATGGGATCTTTTCAAGGATCCTTTTTTTATTGGCTTTAATCGTGAAATTGAAAGAATGACTAATGTGCACAACGCTGCATCTCGTCAGTCATATCCGCCATACGACGTATTAAAGCTAGACGAAGATACATATCTAGTATCTCTTGCAGTGGCGGGATTTGGAAAAGAAGACATCAGTCTATCTGTAGATAATGGAACACTAGTTATCTCTGGAGAAATTACTGAAGTTACAGATGCAGAAGTTTTACATAAGGGAATTGCTGCACGTAAATTCACAAGGTCTTTTGCCCTAGGAGAATACATGGAAGTATCTAGTGCATCTTTGAAGGACGGAATGCTTAATATTAATATTAATCGCCTAGTCCCAGAAGACAAAAAGCCAAAGATCATCAAGATCAAATAAATAGTATAATAGAAATCTGCACCCCGTCACTGGGGAGTCGCAGACTATTCGGGTCGCTACCCGAAGGATGGACCTGAGTATGTCCCCAAACTGCTCATTTAAATTTAAGGAGAATCATGTTTGAGTATTATGTTAAAAAGGTTACAAAGGTTGTAGACGGAGACACAATCGATGTAGAAATTGATCTGGGATTTGATATCTCTTTTAGTTCAAGAGTAAGATTGGCTGGTATTGATACACCAGAAAGTAGAACAACAGATAAGATGGAGAAAGCTTTAGGGCTTGAAGCAAAGGCTTATTTAAAGCATGAAATAGATTCTGCAAAAAGCGTTGTCATCAAGACAGAGAAGATGGATAGTTCAGAGAAGTATGGAAGAATTTTAGGGTGGGTTTTTCTTGACGGATCAACGGTATCTTTGAATGAAAAAATGATTACAGATGGACATGCCTGGGGATACTTGGGAGACACTAAGGTTAAAGACTTTAACGCCTTAGCAGAGAAGAGAAAAAAGAGCGGCAAGTAATGCCAGTATATGAATACAAGTGTGGATATGATGATGCACACCCAACAATGTCAGTGCATAGATCAATAACAGATAGTGATCCAGGTTACACATGTGTTGAATGTGAGTCAACAATGACAAGACATTTTACACCGTTTGGTATACAGTTTAAAGGTA